GTAGGTCACTGTTTTCTTTTGTCCTATTCTGTGTGCTCTGTCTTCTGATTGCAGTCTCTTTTCTAGGTCATAGCCATTAGAATAATAAATTACAGTGTTGGCTTGTGTAAGTGTAATACCATATCCACCTGTCTGTGGTGTACCAATTAAAAATCTACATTCTGGATCAGTCTGAAAACGTGTAATATTTGATTGTCTTGCCTCTTGTGGTGTTAATCCATAGTAATGCACATAAGATTGTTCACCAAATTTCTTTTTAAGAGTCTCGATAATCTCACTAACATTTAGTTGATAGTTGGCCCAGATAATAACTTTGCCCTCTGTTTCTTCTAATATGTCTATCAACTCGTTCATTCTATTACTAGGTAGAGCCTCTGATGTGCCATCATCAGCTGTAAAATGTCCACAAGTGATTTGATGTAGTCGCATTAATTGTGTCAACACATTGACAGCAGTCAAAGATTGACCTTTCAACACAGTCATGGCTGTTGTTTTCATGTCCTGGTATGCTTTTGTTTGTTCTTCCGTAAGTTCTACTTCACGTTTGATAAATGTTTTTTCTGGTAAATCTAAGCAATCTTTTTTCAAAATACGGTAAGAATGTGGTGACACAAGATTACCCAACTGTGCTAAATTTTTAAATTTTACAATCTTTTGATACTTGTGTGTACCACCAGCTGCATTGGCTGTGATTACGACAGCATACCTAGTTCTAAATGCATAGAAACTTTGTTGTCCTAGTATTTCTGGATCAAGAAAATCCATCTGTGACCATAGATCCATGGGCGATTGTGTTACTGGTGACCCTGTTAGTATTCTTCTGTATTTTGCTTCTTTACTAAGTGACAATATATTCTTTGTTCTTTTTGCTTGTGGATTTTTTATTGTAGTGCTTTCATCAACTATCATCATAGATTTACCAATCAAAAATATTCTAGCAAATTCTACACCCTTCTTTGTTGATAATGCTTCTACATTCATTACCATGATTTTAAATCTGTAATCACTTGCATCTTTTATGTTTTTTAATTGTTGTTTGTATTCTGCACTAGTTGATTGTTTCCAAGCTACAACATTTTTTTCTATGTAATCAGGAACGTGTGTAGGTATTTCTTGATCTACCCAATTCATATATGTGCCTTTTGGCGCAACTATTAACACTCTATCTATTCTACCTTTGTTGTATAGAATGCATGCATTATCCAATGCTATTTTAGTTTTACCTGTACCCATTTCAGCAAAGATAGCAAATGCTTCTTTGTTCCAACATTTTTTCAATGCATCTTTTTGATGCTCATATGGCTTCGTTTTAAATTTGTACATTCTTAATTCTATTGACTTCGTATATAACATGATCTATATGAGAATCAAGAAATAAAATTATGACAGTTTACGTGCTACAAGAAATGGGTAGAAATATTAGATCAGCAGAAAAGTTTGGTGATTTAAAAGTATTGTTACCTGATAATAAACAAATAGTTTTATCTTCTGGACCACTTACACATAAGCTAAAAAAAGAGTTATCCACATTTTGTGATGATGACTATTTGCTTTTGATTGGTGATCCTGCTATTATTGCATTAGCTGGCGCAGTTGTCAGTGAAATGAATAGAGGCAAATTTAAAGTGTTGAAGTGGGATCGTGATGAAAAACGATACTACGACATAGAAATAGATTTGAGAGGTTGATATGACAAGTTTAGATCCAAGAGATTTACTTACCCAAATGCAAGAAGATTCGGGCTCCACGGCCCAGGACAACATGGGTAAGATAGGTGCTGTAGCAAATGATGTAGCAGACACTGATAAAGAGATTGCTGATTTAGAAGAGCAACTCAAAAAGAAAAAAGATTACAAGAAACATTTAGCAGAAAATGTTCTACCTAACTTATTTGCAGAAGTAGGTTTGTCAGAGCTAAAACTGGCAGACGGTAGACATCTTAAAGTTACCAACTACTATGGTGCTTCAATCAAAGACACAAAGAAAGAAGCAGCATTTACGTGGTTAAGAGACAATGGATTTGGTGATTTGATTAAGAACCAAGTCAGTTGTAGCTTTGGAAGGAATGAAGATGAGAAAGCTAAGTCGTTGATAGATACTTTGAATGATCAAGGTTATCAATCAATGCAACGTGAATGGGTCGAACCTTCCACCCTTCGCGCATTCATACGAGAGCAGCATGAAGCAGGTAAGGAATTACCTATGGATTTGCTTGGGGCTTTCGTAGGACAAAAAACAACGATAAAAGAATAGGAGAAACGGCCATGGCTAAAGCACAGGCAGTCGCAAAAGCGGCAAAATTAGATCTAGCAGTTCTTGCTACTGATTCTAAAGATGCAAGTGGTTTCGGTAATCTTGACATGTCAAGAGACATCGCAATCCCTTACATCAACATACTACAATCCAATAGCCCACAACTTAATCCGCAAAAAGCAGAGTACGTTGATGGTGCTAAAATAGGACAGTTTTATAATACTGTCACACAAGAGGTCAGTGATAATCTTAAAGTTATCCCTGTTCTCTACCAACTACGATACGTAGAATGGAAACCACGTGAGCAAGGTGGAGGGTTCGTAGAATCACACCATGCCGATAGTGGCATTCTTAGTAAAACTAAACGTGATCAAATGACGTTTAAAGATGTGTTACCTAACGGTAACTACATTGCAACCACTGCTTATCACTATGTTATGGTGCAAGGTGGTGATGGCGCATGGTCCCAGGCAGTTGTCAGCATGACATCTACTCAATTAAAAAAGAGTAGACGTTGGAACAGCTTAATGTTGAGCCAAAAAGTTAATGGTCCATCGGGAAGTTTTACACCACCAACATATGCTATCATTTACAAGCTATCGACAGTTAGCGAGTCTAATGATCGTGGTAGTTGGTTTGGTTATCAAGTTGAGAGAGAAGGGCAACTAGAAGACGCTGGCGTCTACAACGAGGCGAAATCATTTTCTACTGCCGCATCACGAGGAGAAGTCGAAGCTAAACCTATGTCAGAGGGGGAGCCTGTAAAAGAGGCACCACAATCTAACAAAACAGAAAGCCAAGAAGACGTACCGTTTTAGGTAAGTCTTCTACTATACTGGAGGTTTAGTGGAAAGATTCAAAGTAATATTTGAAGGCTTAGACGTGGCTTATGGTCAGCACCAACCTAGCGGTTCGCGTGCTGACGGTAAGCAAGATGGGAAGTCATATATTGTCAAACAAGTCGTTACAGAAGATTTATGGAAGGCGCACCTTGACGGTGTCGGTCCTTCTCTTGGTATTATTCCTATTAGGGCTGACAACACTGTCAGTTGGGGTTGTATTGATATTGATACTTATCCTATTGATTATAAAAAAATAATAAACAAAATTAGAAATTTACAATTACCATTGGTGCCATGCAGATCCAAAAGTGGAGGTATGCATATATTTTTATTTCTTAAAAACCCAGTATCCGCCAGATTAGTACGAGAGAAATTGCGAGAGGTTGCATCCGGTCTAGGATATTCCTCTGTAGAAGTATTCCCCAAGCAATCAACCATACTAATAGAAAAAGGAGATCTAGGTAATTTTTTAAATCTTCCATATTATAATTCAAAAAGTACAACTAGATATGCGTATAAAGATGATGGAACAGCAGCGACCTTGCCAGAGTTCTATTCTTTATATGATAAATATGTTGTAGAAGAAATAGACAAAGTTGCAATCCAGGTATCTGATGATGTCATAAAGGATGGTCCACCATGTTTGCAACAACTTTGTGCACAAGGTTTTCCTGAAGGCACACGCAACAACGGTTTGTTTAACATAGGTGTATATTTACGTAAGTTTGATCCAGACAATTGGAAAACGTTATTAGAAAAATACAATCAAAATTATATGACACCGCCTTTGTCAGCATCAGAGGTAGTAACAGTACAAAATCAATTAGAGAAAAAAGAATATAATTATAGATGTAAAGAACCACCAATTAGTTCTTACTGCAATGCAAAAGTTTGTAGAGGTAGAAAATATGGTGTAGGTGGTAATGGTACATCACTAGAGTTTAGCGCATTGACTAAATTAGAAACAGATCCACCTGTGTGGTTTTTAGATGTTGGTGACGCAAGAATGGAATTACAAACAGAAGAGCTGCAGATACAAACTAAGTTTCAAAAGAAATGTATGAATAGTTTGAACCACATGCCTGCTCTTGTAAAACAGTCAGTATGGCAGGAGATTATTGAGAGATTGATGCAAAATCTTATCAAGATTCCTGTGTCTGATGATGGGTCATTGGCCGGTCAGTTTGAGGCTCACCTCCAGGAGTTTTGTACTGATCGTGCCCAGGCTCTAAATCGTGACGAATTATTACTACGTAAACCTTGGACAGAAGACGGTGTGACGTGGTTTAGACTTAAAGATCTACAAGATTATCTTACACGTAACAAGTTTACATATTTTAACACAGGTCAACTTGTGCAAGCATTGCGACATCTAAAAGGTAAAAGTGAGAAGTATAATCTAAAAGGCAGGACTGTCCGCGTGTGGGGTGTGCCTGCATACCAACAACAAGATTCTGCATTTGACATAAAGGAGGTAGATGGTGCGCCGTTCTAAATTACCAAAGTTAAAAAAAGGAATGCAAAGTGAACAGATAGCAATACTGTATTTAATAGAAAAAGGATTTTTTGTTTTTAAAAACTTGTATGGCGTTGGCCCTGCAGATTTGATAGCAATAGATGAGAAAGGTAGAGTTGAGATATACGATGTAAAGAGTGAGAGTTATCGTAAAACATGGAGACCTGGCACACGTATTTTTAGAAGACTTACACAAGAACAAAAAAGATTAAAAATGAAATTTATATTTGTAGGAAAGGATGGCAAATGCACAGTAAGACTAAGATAATATTAGGACCACCAGGCACAGGCAAAACACACAATTTATTAAACTTGGTAGAACAAGAATTAGCAAAAGGCACTGCACCAGATCGCATAGCTTTTGTTGCATTTACCAAGAAAGCGGCAACCGAGGCTCGTGACCGGGCAATAAAAAAGTTTAAATTAGAAGAGCAACACTTACCTTATTTTAGAACATTACATTCTTTTGCGTTTCATCAGTTAGGATTAACTAAGTCAGAAGTTATGTCACGTGACAACTACAAAGAGTTTGCACAAACATTTGGTATGGATTTAGGATCTGTAACAGATGGTGCAGAATCTGGTGGTGTAGTGACTACAGATAACATACTAATTAACGAAATAAATTTAGCACGTATGAAGTGTATGGATTTAGAACAACATTATAATAGTTCTAATTTACAAGACATATCATGGCATTCTTTGTTACGGGCCCAAAGATCATTAGAGGAATTTAAAAAGAAAAAAGAAGTATTTGATTTTACAGACATGATAGAATTGTATTTAGATTCTGGTCCTGTACCAAAGCTAGAAGTGGTGTTTGTAGACGAAGCGCAAGACTTATGTAAATTGCAATGGCGAATGATAAATAAATTAACAGAGAATGCAAGACAAGTTTACATAAGTGGTGACGACGACCAAGCCATATACAATTGGGCTGGTGCAGATGTACGATATTTTATAAAGTTACCTGGTGAGGTAGAAACACTAAAACAGTCTTTTAGGTGTTCTAAAGTCATACAAAATTTATCAGGTAGAATAATAAACAGGGTAAAATTTAGACGAGCAAAACAATGGAAAGGAACTGATAGGCATGGATTAGTGCAATATCATACTTATCCTGATAGTGTTAATTTAAAAGATCCAGGTAGTTGGCTTGTAATGGCTAGGACTAATTACATGCTTGATGAGATAGAACGTGACATACGCTTACAAGGTATGTTGTACAAAAGGAATAATAAATTACCTATATCTGCAAAATTGTTAAATGCTGTTGAAGCATGGAAAAAATTAAATAATGGTGACATTGTACCTTTGGCAGACATAAGAGACATATATTCTTACATGTCTAGTCAAATAGGAATTGAAAGAGGACACAAAAATCTTAAGATGGCTGACAAAGAACAATATGAACTAGAAGAACTTGTTATGCACCATGGATTGTTAATGGGTGGCAGACCATGGGATGTAGCATTTGATAAAGTAGGTAACAGAGACAAGGAATATCTACGAGCTATAGAAATTAGAGGAACAATATCAAAAGATCCTAAAATAAATATAAGCACTATACATGGTGCAAAAGGTGGAGAAGCAGACAATGTTATGTTGCTTACAGATCTATCTAGAAAATCACAAGAAGCTATGGAAAGAGATTCGGATGACGAATGCCGTGTGTTTTATGTAGGAGCAACACGCGCTAGAGAACAACTACATGTAATACAACCACAACGAGATGGAGGGTTTATAATATGACCAAAGAAGAAATTTTATCAAAAGCTAGAGACCTTGTAGCTATTGATAGAAACATAACACACGGTGATGCATACATGAATCATGCAGACATTGCTGAGTATTGGAATCTATTTTTAGATGACAAATTAAAACCAATGGCTAATATTACCGCTAGCGATGTAGCGATAATGATGATATTATTAAAAATATCTAGAAATAATAAAGGTAGTAAATTTAACATTGATAACTTTGTTGACATGGCAGGTTATGCAGCAATAGCAGGAGAAATAGGTGAGTCAGGATCTTTTTAAAACAGTAACATCACATTGGGTTGCACCTACAGAGTTTCCAGATATAGAGGGACGTGTAGCAATTGACTTAGAAACATGTGATCCGGATTTAATAAAACATGGACCAGGTTGGCCAACGATGAGAGGTAAGGTGATTGGAATAGCTATAGCCACTGCGTCCTTTAAAGCTTATTACCCTATTGCCCATGAGGGTGGTGGTAATATGGTACAACATAAAGTTGTAAGTTATATCAAATCTATTTGTAACGACGAAAGTATAGAAAAAATATTTCATAATGCACAGTATGACATAGGTTGGCTGTGGACACTTGGAATAGAAGTAAAAGGCAGGATACATGACACAATGGTAGCTGCTGCCTTAATAGATGAGAATAGATATTCGTATACATTAAATAGTATTGTACACGAATACCTTGGTGAGTTTAAAAACGAGCAAAAGTTAAAAGAAGCAGCAGAAGCATTTGGTGTAAATCCAAAATCAGAAATGTATAAATTACCTGCAGAATTTGTTGGCGAATATGCAGAAGCTGATGCTGATCTTACATATAAATTACACGAAAAACTTACGTGGGAAATTGTAAAAGACAATCTTACTACAGTATATGACGTGGAGTGTAAGTTAATAAATGTAATATTTCACATGACAAGGCGTGGTGTTAGATTTGACACAGTTAAGTGTGATAAATTAAACGATAAATTTAAAAACAAAGAAAAAAAGTTAATGAAACGTATAAAAGATTTAACAAATCTTAATGTGGAAATATGGGCAGCAGCTTCTATAGCTAAAGCGTTTGATGCATTAAATTTACCATATGAAAGAACAGATAAAACTGATGCACCATCGTTTACAAAAATGTTTCTTACAGATCATCCACATGAATTACCAAGACTAATCATGCAAGCACGTGAATTAAACAAACTACGTGGCACGTTTTTGTATGGTTTGATGAACTATGCAGACAATGGGAGGATACATGCACATATTAATCAAATTAGGTCTGACAGTGGTGG